AAATGCCAATTGTGGTTCTAGTTTATCTCTGAATAATTTTCTCAAGAAGATTGATACCACTCTCTACAAGCAGTATACTCTTGAGAAGTTTAAGGAAGGACATACGGGCAAAAACTTTGTTGTAGATTCACCAAAACTGGAATTTAAAAAACCTGTTTTTAAGAAAAAACTTGATCTACCAAAAGCATCCGAAAATGATTTCGCAAGAGATTATCTAATCAAACGTAAACTTGATCCAGATGAGTTTTATTATGCTGATAAGTTTATGGAGTGGACGAACACACAGAAACAAATGTTTGATCGTATCGTCAAAGACGAACCAAGAATTGTTATTCCACTTTATGATGAGTTCAAAACTTTGATCGGATTTCAGGGCAGAGCACTCACAGCATCTTTCACTAAATACATCACCATTATGTTGGATGATGATGCTCCGAAGATCTACGGACTCGATGAAATTGACAAATCAGAACCAATCTACATTGTCGAAGGACCGTTCGATTCCACGTTCGTGGAAAACGCTGTTGCTATGTGCGGGTCCGATGTTGATATTCGGTCGTTTGGTTGGAGCGATTATATTTGGGTTCTTGATAATGAACCACGTAACCGAGAAATCACCAACAGAATTGCCAAACTCATCGATAGAGGAGAAAAGGTAGTAATCTGGCCAAGCAACATTGTGGAGAAAGACATCAATGATATGGTTTTAACTGGACTTAATGTTATGGACGTGTTAAAATCAAATATCCACTCAGGTTTAGAAGCAAAAATTAAGTTTAACAATTGGAAGAAAGTATGAGCAACGGTACAAAGGTTATCAAGAGAAATGGTAAGACTGAACCTCTTGATTTGAATAAACTCCACGTTATGGTGGAAGAGGCGTGTAAGGATCTTGCAGGGGTCTCTGCATCGCAGGTTGAAATGCAATCGGGCATTCAATTTTATGATGGTATTACTACAGGAGAGATTCAGGAGATTCTGATTCGTTCTGCTTCTGACCTGATCGATCTGGATCATCCTAACTATCAGTTTGTTGCTGCTCGTCTGCTTCTGTTCGCCACTCGCAAGCAGTTGTATGGACGTATGCATGATGTTCCATCCTTAAGAGATCATGTTGAGCGTTGTGTTGAAAAGGGTGTCTATGATGAAGAAATCCTAAATCTTTATAGTGAAGAGGAGTTTGATAAACTCCAATCATATATCGATCATAGTCGTGACTATCTGTTCACTTATGCTGGTCTTCGCCAGGTAGTTGATAAGTATCTTGTTCAGGATCGTAGCAGTGGTGCTCTTTATGAAACACCACAGTTCATGTACCTTTTGATTGCAGCGACTATCTTTTCAAAGTATCCTAAAGAAACACGTTTAGACTACGTTAAAAAGTACTATGACGCAATCTCAAAGCACAAAATCAACATTCCCACACCTATCATGGCGGGAGTGCGAACTCCACTTCGACAATATGCTAGCTGTGTTCTTGTTGATGTTGATGACTCCCTCGATTCTATCTTTAGCTCTGATATGGCAATTGGCAGGTATGTTGCACAAAGGGCGGGAATCGGCATCAACGCAGGTCGAATCCGTGGCATCAACGCTAAAATCAGAGGCGGAGAAGTTCAGCACACAGGCGTTGTCCCTTTCCTCAAGAAGTTTGAAGCAACTGTCCGATGCTGCACTCAAAATGGCATCAGAGGTGGATCAGCGACTGTCCACTTCCCAATCTGGCACCAAGAAATCGAAGACATCATTGTCCTAAAAAATAATAAAGGAACCGAAGATAACCGTGTCCGAAAACTTGATTACTCCATCCAAATCTCTAAACTTTTCTATGAAAGGTTTATCACTAACAAGGACATTAGTCTCTTTAGTCCTCACGATGTGCCTGGGCTTTATGATGCTTTCGGTACTCCTGAGTTTGATGAGTTATATGGAAAGTACGAAGCAGATGCGTCGGTCCCTAGAAAAACCATTGGTGCTCAAGAACTCTTCCTCGACATCCTGAAAGAACGCGCAGAGACTGGTCGTTTGTACATCATGAACATTGACCACTGCAACTCTCACTCTTCCTTCATGGATAAAGTTGAGATGAGTAACCTCTGTCAGGAGATTACTCTCCCAACCAAACCACTCCAACACATTGACGACCCTAACGGTGAAATTGCTCTCTGCATTCTTTCTGCTATTAATGTTGGAAAAATTAGGGATCTTGAGGATCTTGAAGTTCTCTGCGATCTTGCTGTTAGGAGTCTTGATGAACTTATTGATTTTCAAAACTACCCCATCACAGCAGCAGAAATCGCCACAAAGGCACGCCGCTCACTTGGAATCGGTTATATCGGTTTAGCGCACTTCCTGGCGAAGCAGGGGTATAATTACGCCGATAAAGGTGCTTGGGAAGCAGTTCACAAACTGACAGAAGCCTTCCAATATTACTTGATTTCTGCTACAGTGGACCTGGCACAAGAGAAAGGTGCCTGTGAATACAGTAACCGTACCAAGTATGGCAATGGAATTCTTCCAATCGATACATATAAACATGATGTCGATGAAATAGTTCCGAATGAGCTTCACTATGATTGGGAGAGTCTTAGACTTAGGGTCAAGGAACATGGAGTACGGAACTCAACACTGTCTGCTCAAATGCCATCAGAGAGCAGTTCCGTTGTGTCAAACGCAACAAATGGCATCGAACCACCTAGAGGGTATTTGTCCATTAAGAAGAGCAAAAAAGGACCACTCAAACAAATCGTTCCCCAGTATGCTAGCCTTAAGAACAATTACACACTTCTCTGGGACATGGAGTCTAATAGGGGTTACATTAATATTGTTGCTGTTATGCAAAAGTTTTTTGACCAAGCAATCAGTGGAAACTGGAGTTATAACCCAACCCAGTATCCAGATAATGAAGTACCCGTCTCCGTGATGGCACAGGACCTTCTGACCACTTATAAGTATGGTTGGAAGACAAGTTACTACCAAAACACATATGACTTCAAGACCGATGAGGTAGAAGATACCAAAGAAAGTCTTGATAATCTAATCGCTCAAATAGAACAAGCAGAGGAGGAAGAGTGTGAGTCTTGTAAGATTTAAGACGAACAGCGAGAGTAAACCCGTGGTAAATTCTATGACGGTGTTCAACTCAGAAACAGTTGACACCAAGAAGCAACCAATGTTCTTTGGAAAACCTTTGGGTATCCAAAGATACGACTCTTACAAGTACCCAGTTTTTGATAAACTAACAACACAACAACTTGGTTATTTCTGGAGACCTGAGGAGGTCTCCTTACAAAAAGATCGCAGTGACTATCAGACACTGCGTCCAGAGCAAAAGCATATCTTCACTTCTAACCTAAAGTATCAGATTATGCTGGACTCTGTTCAGGGTCGTGGTCCTGGTATGGCATTCATTCCATACTGCTCCCTCCCTGAATTGGAAGCATGTATGGAAGTCTGGGGATTCATGGAAATGATTCACAGTCGTTCATACACTCACATCATCAAGAACGTCTATGCTGACCCATCAGACGTGTTTGACCACATCTTGACCGATGACCGTATCGTAGAACGCGCTCAGAGCGTTACTGAAGCATACAATGACTTCATCAACGCTGCCCATCAGTATGATAACTCTATGGAGTGGCAGCACGCATTAGAGCAAGTCCCCTACGCACTCGATTCAAGGTATGAACTTAAACGCAAACTCTTCAGAGCAGTTGCAAACGTTAATATTCTTGAAGGTATTCGCTTTTACGTCTCATTTGCTTGTAGTTTTGCTTTTGGCGAACTCAAGCTTATGGAAGGAAGTGCAAAGATCATCTCCTTAATTGCCAGAGACGAAAACCAGCATCTTGCCATCACCCAGAACATTCTAAATAAATGGAAGCAGGGAGATGACCCAGAAATGGCAAAGATTGCCAAGGAAGAAGAACCTTGGTTGATCAGCACATTTGAAAACTGTGTAAATCAAGAAAAACTTTGGGCAGAGTACCTGTTCAAAGATGGGTCTATGATAGGTCTTAATGACAAATTGTTACAACAATATGTCGAATGGGTCGCTAATCGTAGAATGAAAGCAATCGGACTGAAACCACTTTATGACATCTCCGCTAAAAACAATCCACTGCCCTGGACGGAACACTGGATTTCTTCCAAAGGTCTCCAAGTTGCCCCTCAGGAAACTGAAGTGGAATCATATATCGTTGGAGGTATCAAGCAAGATGTCAAAAAAGATACATTCTCAGGATTCCAACTCTGACCCAAGAAACGAAGAAGATTATGATACATGGGAATATGGTACTGAACCTATTCCCCATGATCATACTTGGATCGAATCTACTGAATCTACCGAATCTGATGAATTTGCCCAAATCTGGAAAGAGATGGATGAAATTGAACCACTCACTCCGATTCCGCAACCATCGAAAGATATTGAGGAAGCATCATTAGCAGCATACCAAGAGGCAGCTGCTTCTGATGACTTTTTATTTGGTGCTTATGACGCATACGACGCTTATACTAGAGAGGACTGAGGTCCTCTCTTTTTTTATAAATACCCATATAGGAAAAAGTGTTGTCGTCAGATGAAGTCGTTTAGGAAATTTATTACTGAAAATATAAAAGAAGAAGCGTTTCCTGTATCTGATGCTGACAAAAAGAAATTGCAGCGTCAGGCTAGACCAGAAACATCATCACTTTCTTCTCAACGAATTCGTAGAGGACTTGATACAGCAAGAAAACCACTTTCTTCTGATGAGATTATAGGTCTTTGGAAATCTGCCAAATCTACAAAACCATCAGTTGTTGCTACATCAAGTAAACCAGAATCTGGTGTATATTTCGGTAGTTCTAAAAAAGCAATCAAAACTGCACAAGAGCAAGAAAAAAGACAACAAGTTAAAGACACTCTTTTAAAAAATCAGGGTGGATCTGCAGAACTTCAAGCAGCACAAAGTTCTGGTCCAGAGGAAACGATGGTCGGTAAACGTGCAGAACCTGGAACTGGAAAAAAATATCGCCAAGCGACTAGAGCAGTAGAGAAACCAAAAGGAGTTAAGCAAGCAGAAGTTTCCAAAGCTTTAAAATCCCGCAGAGCAGAGTTGGAGCGAAAAAGAGCAGCAGTAAATAAACCACCTACAGCAGCACAACTAAAAACCTTTAAGAAAGGTCGTGTAAGAGGTTATATCGGACAATCTGGAGTACCAACAGCAAAAGGTATTCAAACTTATGCTACTAGAAGTGTAACTAGGGGATATGGCGATGCTGATTATAATCCATCAAAACGTGGTGTAAAAAATCCAGGACAATCAGCAAAGACTGTTGATGATCTTGTGAGTAGAGCAGCTGCTGGTGATAAACCAGCAAGAAGCAAAGTCAGAAAGACTTATAAGTCTATGACTAGTCGTTATAGAGATATTGTTCCACAAACTGCAAGACGTGAAGCGGCATTTAAGTCGTTGGAGGATGCTAGAAGACGTGCTTTAGAAAGGGCGTTCAATGCTCCTGATGCTCAAAGACCACCGTCTGCTGGTGGTACAGCACCATCTAGCAGCAAACCAAGTTCTGGTACTGGTAGTGGTCGTGGTGGCAGCGGTGGAAGCACTCCAACACAACCTAGCACGTCTCAGGGTGGAACTGCCACTCTGACAAGGACAAAAACTTCACAAACTTTAAATTTAGGAACTCCACCAACAACTCAAGCACCTTCAAAACCAACAGGTGCTGCTAGAGTCACTTCAAGTCAAACTAATTTCGTTCAACCACCAGCAAAACCATCACCTACCAAACCAACAGGTGCTGCTAGAGTCACTTCAAGTCAAACTAATTTCGTTCAACCACCAGCAAAACCATCACCTACCAAACCTCAGTCACAAGGTCAGAAAATGACTTTTCGTGACTTGCGTACACAAACAGGATTTACAACCAGTCGCAGAGGATCTTACTCATATAAACCATCTTCACCTGCTGTTAAGGGCGTCAAAGGTGCTCTCCGTGGTATTGGTCGTGTTGCTGGTCCTGCTGCTGCTATCGCAGACGTTGGACTTTCCTACAAAGATGCTAGAGACGCTGGATATTCTAAGCGTCAGTCAGTTAAGAGAACTGCCGCACAGGTCGGTGCGGGAACAGCTGGTGGATGGGCAGGTGCTAAGGCAGGTCTCGCACTTGGAGCAAAGATTGGTTCTTTCTTAGGTCCTAAGGGGGCTCTGATAGGCGGTGCTCTTGGTGGTATTGCTGGTGGTATTGCTGGTTACGCAGGTGCTAGAGGACTTGCTACTAAGGTCCTTAATAAGACCATGAAACCACCAGCACAAAGACCTAGAGTAAATCAACAGCAGGTTCAGAACACTGCGAATAATCTTAAAAATAAGCAGCAAACTGCTTCTTTTAAATTGAATAAGGCAGGAACTGCTGTTGTTGTGGATAATCCAGCAGCAATGAATTTGGTAACTAAGTCTCAGTATGATAAGATTGTTGCTAAGAGAAAGGCGGAAAAAGCAAATCCAAAACCAAGAAAAAATACATTCTCAATGAAGACTTTTGAAGAGTTTGTACTTGAGACCTCTGATGCTATGCTGAAGAGTGGATACACTATTGATGAGACTATTCAATTCTGGACTCTTGAAGATGAAGAACTTGCTGAGAAAGTGATTTCTTCACTGACTCTTACTGAGAGTGTTAGCTATGATAGTGATCTCTATGCCGTTTGTGAGGGAATTGGAGCACTAACAAGAATTGCTCCTTGGGCATTAAGGCAAGCAGGTAAGTTAAAAGGTCTTTTCGGCAGATCTGGAACCACTACTATCACTCGCAGTCAGACCAGAGGTGGATTATTCAATACTGGTTTCATGAAGAGAGTTTTTGGCAAACCAAAAACTCAAGTAACTGGTAGAAACATTCCAAAACCACCAAGAAAACCTCTTGGAACAGCAGGTAAAATTGCTGCCCTTGGAACACTTGGATTAGGTCTTGGAGTTGCTACAAAGAATATTCTTGATGCTGAGAAAGGAAAGGGGCAGGGGGTAAAAGTAGAAGATGATCCCACTAAAGATATAATTCCAAATCCAAATAGCGATCCAAATACCATGGATGCTTATGGTTGGTGGAAGAAATCACATGCTGGTAGACCAGTAAGTAAGCAAAACTAACGAGTAACTGCTCTCTTAACTAAAATGGTTCCTTCAACGACTCTTGTCCTTTCGTTGTTAGGATCTTGTAGTACGACATCGTAAAAATATTTTCCTGCTTTCAAGTTAATAGTATTTGCTTTTGTCATTATAATTTCTAAACGTCCTCCTCTTCTATCATTACCAAAGTCAACTGTAAAGGTTCCCGCTTCACTAGAAGTTTCGTAGCGTCTCATTTTACAACACGCAGTGTATCCAGTCAGATTCTTTGGTGAATTTGACTGAGTATCTTCTAATACAAATGTTTGAGTAAAGTCGCAACCTGTATACATTAACAGATTTACGATAAATGTTGGTTGTTGTGACATTATGGACAGTTAGTAGAAAATCCTGCTCTCACATTCACAGTTCCTTCTAGAACAATTAATTTATCACCATTAGGTCTTGTTGCCATTACATCATATACATATCTTCCAGGTTTTATCAATGAAGTATCGCTATCTGTCATCGATAAGGTCAAATTACCATCAGCAGCACTGGTAATACCTACAGTAAAGTTATAGGCAGTGGAACTGTCTGGATGCTTTCTCATTTGAGACTCTACTGTGTATCCAGACAGATTTGTAGGTAGACCACCTAACTGATACAATTCAAAGTTTTCTGAAAAATCAGAATGAGAACTTATTGTTAAATTTCTGACGTAGACCGACATCAGTATAACTCTTTATTGATTATTTATCAAGGGCTTGACATAAACCTTGATTGTGAATAGACTAGGTTTGTCCCGGTTAAAGATAAATAATAGCTCATATAATTTTAAAGTATGAGTTATGAAAACCCATGGGTTTTTAAAGGTAGAATTTTTCTATCTGAGGACATTAACGATTTGTATGGTTTTGTCTACAGGATTACTAATTTACAAACAGGTAAACGGTACATCGGTAGAAAATACTTTTGGTCCTTTAGAAAGCCACCAGGAAAGAAAAGAAAAGTAAAACAAGAATCAGATTGGAAAAAGTACTATGGTTCTTGCCCAGAATTAAAGGAGGATATAAAAAAGTATGGCAAAGAGATCTTCAGTAGAGAAATACTGAGTATTCACGATACAAAAGGCAATTGTAACTTTGAAGAAACAAAACAATTGTTTCTTAACAATGTATTATCAGAAGCACTTGACGACGGAAGTCCTGCCTATTATAATAGTAATATTCTAGGTCGCTACATGCGTAAGGACTATGGTAACTTTACAAGAAAACCTATACAAGATACATGATTATGTAATTGATAGGATTCATATTCTTTGTGAAGATGACATAGATAATGCTTATGCTGTACACTGTGAGTTCAAGGAATGGATGAACCCAAAGATTAAAAGTACTGATGTAATTTCACTAGAATACATAGGAGATGAAGATGGAGGTAACGTCTAAGGTTTTCAAAAAGAAGATTCTAGATAGAATCAAATTACTTACCAATAGTGGTAAACATCTTGAAGCATCTGCTCTTTATAAAAAATACTTCACATGATCAAAACTATTTTTGCTATGCTGGCAGCAGTTTCTGTGGGAACTCCTGCTTTTGCCGATAACTCTAAAATCACCAAGGGTTATTACACTATGGACTCAATGGGGTGTATGTTAGTCCGCGAATGTACCAAAGATGTCCAACCAGTCAAGGATATCACTACTATTGCTGATGCTCATCCCGATAGTGATTATAGTATCATTGCTGACGAGTTCGGTAGAATGCTCGTTGCCCTTGATAAGGTCGGAGTTGAGGTGTTTCTAGCAGATGAAAAATATTTTCCTGTTGGACATCGTGGTGTCTATCACACTGTAAGTAATAACTTCTTCCTGAATAAGACTTACATGCGTCGCCCTGGTGTATTGATGTCTGTGATGCGTCATGAGGGATGGCATGCAGCACAGGATTGTATGGCAGGTACTATTAAGAACTCTTTGATTGCCATTATCAATCCTGAAGAAGATGTACCTACAATGTACCGTGAAATGGCAGAACGGTCTTACCCAGCATCCGCTGTTCCCTGGGAAGCAGAGGCGGGATGGGCAGGAAGAACTGAAGGAATGACTGCTAAAGCACTGGATGCTTGTGCTAATGGTAAAATGTGGGAGGTGTATAAACCGACCCCTTTGACTGAAAAGTGGTTACGTGAAGAGGGATATATCACTAAATAATAACATCCGAAATTTTTCGGAAGACCACCCAAGATAAATTCTTTGATTTCTCTTAAGAATTATAATGTAGAATTTATTGTTGGAAACAAGAATTTACATATGACACATTTAACGAGAGATGTGTTAATCAAGACCATCGTTGCCGAAGAAATGGTAGGTTGTGGTGGTACTGATTACGTCAAATCCCTAAAAAGTGCATATCA